AGGAACTCGTCACTCAGTACAAGTATCAGGGGTTCAGAAATCCGATCACCGTATCGAACCAATCCGGGGAAATCGTCTGCGGTAACGGTCGGTACTTGGCCGCTCTAAGAGCCGGGCTTCAAGAGTTACCTGTTATTTATCAAGACTACGAAACCATGGCTCAGGAGTACGAGCATCACGTAGCCGATAACGCAACCGGACTACAAGCAGAGCTAGATTTTAAAGGAATCCGAGAAGATATCAAGAACCTAGACCTTGATATAAATGTCGGTAACCTCTCGATCGAGGGCCTAGATTTACAAATGTCGAGAGCCTCCCTTCTAGATAACTCGACGTACGATACCTCAGAGACACCGACGGAGTACGTAGATAATAAAGAGGAAAATAACTATACTAGAAAGATTCAGGCTCCTATTTACGAGCCTAAAGGCGATAAACCTCAAACCAATGAACTCTTTGACCTAGAAAAAACAAAAGAACTAATAAATCAAATCAATAACTCAAATCTAGACCAAAATACTAAAGACTTCTTAACTCATGCAGCTTATAGACATACTAAATTTAACTACGAGGCCATTGCAGAATACTACGCCCACTCGGATAAAGAAACTCAAGAACTTATGGAAAACTCTGCGCTAGTTATAATTGACTTCGATAAAGCTATTGAAAACGGATTTATTAAATTAACAGACGATTTAAAAGACGCTTTCCTAGAAAATGAGGAAATAATTCAAAATGAAGAGTAATGACTTCACTGCTTTTATTCTAACTCATGGTCGACCAGATAATGTAATAACTTATGAAACACTTAGGAAATCCGGCTATACTGGCAGAATAGTTATTCTTATAGATAACGAGGATAAAACAGCAGAAAAATACCATGAAAATTTCCCTAACGAGGTCGAAGTCTTTGATAAACTTGCTATGTCTAAAAAATTCGACCAAGCCGACAACTTCGATGACCGTAGGGCAATAGTCTATGCTAGAAACGCCTCTTTCAAAATAGCTAAAAAATTAGGAATAAAATACTTTATTCAACTTGATGACGATTATACGAACTTTCGATACAGATTTAATGATAAACTTGAATATAAATATAGAAGGGTTTTAAATTTAGATACCGTGTTTTCTAATATTCTAAACTTTTATATTAATACCAAAAGCTTAAAAAGCATTGCTTTAGCCCAAGGTGGTGACTTTCTCGGAGGTACTTTCGCTAAAAAAATATTTCTCTCTAGAAAATGTATGAATTCCTTTATCTGCTCCACAGAAAGACCTTTTCAATTTCAAGGCAGAATAAACGAAGACGTAAATACTTATACTCAAAAAGCAAGTCTCGGCAGTTTATTTTTTACAATAAACTTTAATTCCTTAAATCAAAAAATGACTCAGTCTAACCAGGGCGGGATGACTGACATTTATCTCGATAACGGAACCTATATAAAAAGTTTCTATTCTATTATATTTCAACCATCATCGGTTAAAATAGGACTCATGGGCAATTTAAACATGAGACTACATCACTCAGTAAATTGGAAATACACCACGCCTAAAATTCTAAGAGAGGAAATAAAAAAATGACGCCGGACAGTAAGAAAAATAAAGACAAAGTTGTTCCGAGAAAGTTCAATAAAAACAGGGTGTACGAGGATAAATATAAACCAGAGTTTTGTGAATTATTAATAAAGCACTTCGAAGAGGGAGGGGCGTTTAACTCCTTCCCTGCCGTTTGTGGGGTCGTGCGCTCTACGCTTTACGAGTGGGTTAACCGATACCCAGAGTTTAAAGAAGCTAAAAGTATCGGTGAGGCTAAGTATCAGAAACTCATGGAGACCATACTGATTGCTAAGTCCCTGGGTCGTGACGGCAAGAACTTCGACGTTAAGAAATCAGATATCACCGCTGTAATATTCGCGCTAAAAACAAGGTGTCATAAGGATTATTCTCAGAAGGATAAAATGGAGCTCTCCGGCCACCTGGCAGCAACGAACGTCGACGGCCTAAGCGATGATCAAATTAAAGAACGTATTAAAATCCTAAAGCTATCGCATGGCGCTGACGAAGAGTGAACTCGAACTTTACATACTAGAAAAAGAACTAGCGAAAAGAAGGGCTACTAAATCCCTAGCCTACTTTTCTAAAATCATGTGGAACGTAATCGAACCAGGAGTTAAGTACCAACACAATTGGCATATTGATGCAATCTCGGAACATCTAGAAGCCGTTACGAAAAACGAAATTAAAAACCTGATTATTAATATTCCCCCCAGATTCATGAAATCGATACTCGTAGCCGTTATGTGGCCCGCATGGGTTTGGACGTTTAAACCTAACGCTAGGTGGTTATTTGCATCCTACTCTCACACGCTCTCGAAACGTGACTCGATAAAATGTAGAAGCATCATAGAGAGTAAATGGTACCGCGACCTATTCTTACCCGAGTGGGTGCTTGCCTCGGATCAAAACGAAAAGATGCGTTTTCTTAACTCGGCTCAAGGCTATCGGGTTGCGACCTCGGTCGGGGGCTCCGGAACCGGGGAAGGAGGGGACTTCGTCTGCGTCGATGACCCACACAAAGCAATGGACGCGCTAAGTGATGTAAAAAGAAAAAACGTAATCGATTGGTGGGTGCAAGAAATGTCCACACGAGGCAATAACCCTAAATCCTCACATAAAGTAATCATCATGCAACGACTTCATGAAAAAGACCTCACCGGAGCGATGCTCGAAACCAAAGAATACGAGCTCCTAAAAATACCAGCAGAATTCGAACCAGAAAAAAGATACTACACCAAGCTCGAATGGACCGACCCGAGAGAAGATAAAAACGAACTCCTCTGGCCCGCTCGATTCGGGAGAAAAGAACTAGACGCGCTTAAAAAATCACTAGGCTCACAAGCCGCTAGCGGACAACTACAACAAGAACCCACTCCCTCAGAAGGAGGGCTCTTTAAACGACGGTGGTGGCAGTACTACTCGGAAATGCCGCAAGGTATTACTAGGATAGTTCAATTCATGGACTGTGCTCAGAAAGTAGGGATAACGAACGATTACTCCGTCTGCGCTACATGGGGCGAAACCCCTAGCGGGTATTTCATCTTAGACCTATGGCGAGGAAAAGTAGAGGCGCCCGAGCTTGAAATAACGACGATTGCGCAATACAATAAATGGAAGCCGAGCGCATTAGTGATCGAGGATAAATCAAGCGGCTCAAGTCTGATTCAAACCTTGAGGAGAAAAACCAAATTGCCCGTCATACCCTACGACCCTAAAAAACGCGATAAACAGGTAAGGGCTGCGGCAGCAACTCCAACCATCGAAGCCGGAAAAGTTTTCCTCCCTCGCTCGGCCTCGTGGCTCTCAGACTTCATCGAAGAACACGAACGCTTCCCGTTAACCGATCATGACGATATCGTCGATACGACCTCAATGGCCGTCGAATACTTCGCTACAAAACGAAAACCTAGTTACAGGATAAGACAACTATGAACTGGTTCCAAAGACTTCTCACGCAATTCCTACCGCCGCAACCCGAACAAAAAGAATCGCAAGCAATGATTCTAGCCTCGATGCCGCAAGTCGGCAAAGCTCAAACCACGCCGAGGGACTATAAGAGCTTTAGTAAAGAGGGGTACGAGAAAAACGTTATGGTTTACCAAGCGGTGCAGAAAATAGTTACCGCCTGCTCTAGTATCGAGTGGAACCTTTACCAGAAATCAAGATCCGGTGAGCCTACCGAAGTCATAGAACACCCCTTATTAACATTGATCCAACACCCGAACCCGATGCAGGGTTGGGCTGCTTTCGTCGAAAACGTAATCGGCTTTTACTCGATAAGCGGGAATACTTATATTCAATCTACAAAGCTTTTAGAATCAGGCCCTCCTTTAGAGCTATACACATTAAGACCGGATCGTATGACCGTTATCCCTGGCTCGAACGGTTTTCCGCAAGCCTATAAGTTTCAAGTAGGGCAGGATAAACTCCTATTTCCAGTCGATGTAAAAGACGAGCGCCTCGAATCAGAGATACTTCACATTAAGACGTTTCACCCGACGAATGACTGGTACGGGCTCTCTCCGATCGAGCCCGCTATACTAGCAATCGACCAACACAACGAGGCCGGCATCTGGAACATCGGGTTACTTCAAAACCAAGCCAGACCAAGCGGGGTATTATCGGTAGGTACGTCAGACGTGAACCCCACCGGAGCCCTCGACGACGAACAGTACGGTAGACTTAAACAAATGCTCGACCAACAATACACGGGGAAAAACAACGCCGGTAGACCGATGCTGCTAGAAGGCGGCCTTAAATGGGATCAAATCTCTCTATCGCCGCAACAAATGGACTTTCTAGAAAATAAAAACGTCTCCTCTAGGGATATCGCTCTAGCCTTCGGCGTCCCGCCACTGCTACTAAATATCGGCTCCGATAACACGTTTGCAAACTACAAAGAGGCCCGGATTGCCTTCTACGAGGATACAATCCTTAATATAATGAATAAACTTCGAGACGAGCTCAATAACTGGCTCACCCCGCAGTTCGGAGAGGACCTTTATCTAGAATACGATAAGGACTCAATCTCTGCCCTTACAGAGAAACGAATGATGCTCTTTGAGACCGTGCAAGACAATAAGGAGCTTACCGTAAATGAAAAGCGTGAACTACTTGGTTACGACACTGTTGACGGGCTTGACGTATTTGTTTTCTCTAATTCTGATTTCGTTGTCGATGCTAATGAACCTGACTTTAGCCCTCCTGTACCTCCTACTAGCTCTAACGATAGCTCCGATCAAAGTAATGAAGATTCTAATACTACTGATCAAGAACCCGAACCTGGCCAAGACGCCGACGACGAAGAAAAATCAGCCAAAACTCAAGATAGTGAAATAGAAAATAAATCAGACGAACAACTCCTCTCGGAAGTAAAACTCTTTAGACCCGTTAACGAAGATGAACGACGCCAAGTATACGTGCGGCAAAACCTGTTAATGGAACGCCACGAAAAGCGCCTATATAAGGACACCGATCGCCTCTTTAAAAACATGATAAATGAAATGGCAGATTTGGCAGATTCTATCGACCCCTCGTTATGGGAATATTCCCTCTATAAGGTAAGTGATCGTTATGAGGAGAAATTTGCCGAAGCCGTGCTCCCGAGAATCAAAACCACGGTCGAGGTTTTCGGTAACGAGATTATAAAGCAAGTTAAGTTTCACCCTAACTTTTTAGAGCATAAAGCAAAGCCAGAGGCTAACTTTCAGTTTTTCGTTAACTCTTGGATCAAGACCAGGACCGGGGATCTGGTTAAAAAGATCAACGAGACGAATAAGAAACAAATCAAGTCGGCTATTAAAAGAGTGCTTAAAGAAAAAGAAGAGTACGAGTTCGACGAGAACTACGTACACGGAGAGTCGAAGCCCTTTAACGTCGTAAAGACCATTACGGAAAAGCTACAGATTACACGCTCTAGGGCCCAGACTATCGCAAGAACAGAGACTGGTATCGCAGCAACTCAAGGCACTCTTAAAGCAGCCGAAGCAATGGAGATCGACGATCTAGAAAAAGAATGGCTTTCGGTTCAAGACTCTAGGGTAAGGGACGATGCTCAACATGCTGACCATAAATCAATGAACGGCGATAGGGTTGCGTTAAACGAGAAGTTTCTCGTCGCCCCAGGAGCCGAAATGGACGGACCAAGGGACCCCGGCGCTCCTGCAGAGCAAGTTATTAACTGTCGATGTACCGTAATCATCATCTAAGGGGCTTAGTACAATGGCTGTTGGTCGACGTAAAATACCAGGCCCCCAGGGGCCAGAAGGTCCAAAAGGTGACTTAGGTCCCAAGGGTGATCAAGGCCCCCAAGGTGTCGAGGGAATACAAGGGCCAGAAGGTCCCCAAGGAATTCAAGGCCCTAGAGGTCAACGCGGACCATCGGGACCGACTGGACCGCAAGGCCCTCCAGGATCAGGCGATAGTTACTTTACTCTAATAGATCAAACGCTCGGCAACGGATCACACGATATCGATACTTTAACCGGATCAGAAACCACATGCGTAAATTACCAGATTTGTCTGTTTGGAAATAATAAAGTTAAAAATTTAAGAATGAACGTTGTCAATGAAAACGGATCAGTCTCACACTCCGTGAGTAACGTCCTCGGAGGAGGCTTGGACTATAGTCTTGGCGCACAATATTCAAGCGGCAACGTAGTGTTGAATTTTGTCAACAATGAGGCATTCGATGTTACAATAAAGGCGCTAAGACTGAACACAAATTAACCAACGGGAGGGGTTAAAATGGCATTAGATTTTTTTAGATTAGAAAAAGGTATTCACGTCGTTTCCGAAAACGGTGAAACGGGTGTGAAGTTTCTCTTCGGAGCAGGGGCTCCTGGCGGAACAACCGATACTGATAATGCGGAACAAGGTTCGTTTTATCAGGATACTGCCGGT